ATTTAATTTCAACGGATAATCTTTGTTCAAATCAATCTCAAGCACATCACCAACGGCAAACGAATTATGATTAATTATTATTTTTTTAGTAGTGGTTTGATTTTTAATGATAATCTTATCGCTAACGCTATTTACAATTACCTTAATCAGTTCTGGTGTAAATTCATTTCTGTTGTTAGGGAGTTTAGTTATAGTCACGTTGTTTACTCCTGTGTCTTTGTCAACTGTCTTATATTTATAAGGATCTAAACACAGAAAAGTAAATGTTGATACCACGCTGTTTGACGTTTCTTCTATGTCGTTACCTTTTTGCAAGATAGCTTTATATGAATAATCTTGTTCATCTGTGAATTTTAATATCTTTGGTTCATCAGTTTGTAATAACATATTTAGTTTATTGAATTTTTTTCTAAACTCTTCGTTAGTTGTTGCTTTCAACTGGAATTTAACCACAATAGCTCTGACTTCTAAATTGCCATATAGAAAATATTTTCCGTCCGTTCCTGGAATATCAGTTGAGTTTATATTCTTACTTAACAAACCTCGACCACTTACTGCTAACGTTCTAAAACCTTCTAAGTTTATATCGATATTCACACCATTAAATATAGTTTGAATAGAAGAGTGTAATTGCTCTCCTATTTCATTAGTATTAATAAAATTGTACATTTACACTCCTCCTAAATTGAATAAACTTCTTCTAATTGTATCGCTTCACCGTTTACTTGATTAATATCACTCACAAAGGCTCTGAAGTCCTTATTACCTAATTTGAATGTAATTACCATAGGTTGTGAACTAATAGTATTTTCAACGTTTAAAGCTTTACTTTGATTAATATTAAATCTTGACTCAATAGCACCTGTGATACTTTGTACTTTTGCCATAGTTTTATCAAAACCGTTATCTAAACCTCTATTAAGTCCGCCCATAATTGCATTACCAGCAGGAATTAGTAAACGTCTATCGTATTCAATCGGTCCTTTGTGATCTCGAATCCATCCAGCTATTCCACTAACAAAACCTTTTACGCTTTCCCAAGCAGATTTTAATCCGTTTAAAAATCCGTTCATGATAGCACGTCCAATATCTGCTAAATTGATATTTCTAAGCGTATTAAAAATATTTGTAACTCTACTTACTAAACTTTGAACTCCATTTTTAAAAGTATTCCAAGCATTTTGAGCTGCATTCACAATCCCTTGAATGATACTCACTACGCTTGACTTAATAGAATTCCATGTGTTTACTGCTATATTTTTAACAGTGTTTATTAAAGTTGTAAAGAAAGATTTGAACCCCTCCCACAACGCTTTAATTCCATTAACTAATCCAGTTACAATTGTCATTACAGCTGTTTTTAATGCATTCCAAACAGTTGAAGCGGTAGTTTTTAGAAAGTTCCAGATTTGTATTAATCCTGTTTTAAATTCTTCCCAAGCTTGTTTTAATAAAGCTATAAAAGTAGTCACTATAGCCATAACAACGGTTTTTATACCTTCCCAAACCATTTGAATAGCATTTTTTATCGCATCCCAAATCATTTGCAAGTCTTCTTTAAGCTTTGAGAAGTTACCAGTTACCAAATCAATAACAATTAGTACTGCTCCTAACACAATTGCTTTAATAAATTCCCACGCACCTTGAAATATCATTTTGATACCTTCCCAAACTCCGTTGATACCTTCTTTTAAGATATTCCATGAATTTATAAAGCTGTCTATAAATGGTTGAACTACTGCAGAAATAGCACCAACAATATAATTCCATGCAAACGTTGCTGCAAAAGAAATTATATTCCATACTACTTGTAATAAAGCTACTGCACTATTCCATTTATCGACTATCCACTGAACCACAGTTTGTACTCCAGTTTTCAATCCTTCCCACAATGTGCTAAAGAAAGTACCACAAGCACTCCACGCTGTTTTGATAGCTTCCCAAGCTCCTATGAAAGCTTGTTTGATAGCATTCCATATAGCTATAACTGCATTTCTAAAACCTTCGTTGGTATTCCATAGATAGATAATTAAAGCGACTAACGCTGTAATTGCTGCAACTATAAGTACAAATGGATTAATTGCCATAACCGCATTTAAAGCCGCTTGACCAATTGTTGCCGCTTGTTGTGCTGTTTTAAAAGCTGTCAACGCTGCTCTTGCCGATTCAATAGCGGTGGTTATCATTAAAGCTGTTCTGAACCCGATGAACGCACCAGTCAAAGCAACCACAATAGCTTTATTATCACTTAACACACTAAATAAACTAGTTATTCCACTAACAATCGGTGGGATAACTGTTTTTAACACACTTAATCCACCTGTTACAAATTCACCTATACTATTTATTATTCCAGTGATCTTATCCTTACCAATGGCATCTATTATTTCATTAATCTTCGTGACAATACCTGCTTGCATATTCCCTACTGCACCTTCAATAGTTTTAGTAGAGGTTGCCGCTTCTCTTGCAACATCTGTCATACCTAAATCAAGAATAGCTTTATTAAATTCATCAGCACTAATTTTCCCTTGCTCTAGTGCTTTTCTAAAATCTCCAGTATAAGCTCCGTTTTTCTTCAATGCTTCTTGAATTTTTCCACTAGCCCCAGGAATTGCATCAGATAACTGTCTCCAGTTTTCACCAGTTAATTTACCAGCAGAAGCGGTCTGAGTCATTACCATAGCTACTGATTTAAATGTATCTGCATTACCACCAGCAACCGCATTTAAGTTACCAGCTGCTTGTGTTAGTCCGTCATAGTCTTTAATACCGTTTGCTACTAATTGAGCGGTTGTATTTGCTATTGTATCTAAATCATACACAGTGTCGTCTGCATATTTCCTTACACTTGCTGCACTTTTTTCTATAGCACTATTATCTAATCCAGCAAACTGCATTGTACTTCTGAACTTATCCATCGCATCAGATGCTTTGAATGATTCACTAATCAAACTACCTATATCACCAGTAACTTTAGTAATTGCTCCTGCCGCTAAATTTGCCAACGCCATAGCTTTGAATGTACCACCGATTTTTTGTCCGCTTTGCTCACTCTTACTAGCTTTGGCATCAAACTTATCTAGCTTTTCGTTAATAGCATCTAACGTATGAGTAAAACCTTTATCCACCGCAGATAATATCGCTTCTACTGAATATTGTTCTGCCATATTTTTTTCTCCTTTCTACATATTTGCTTTTAATAGTAAATTGCTTAATTCTTCATCTTTGATAGTAGGTACTATTTCACCAGTTATTTCTCTATATTCTTTTTCATAGTCGAAAAAGTCTTTAAAACTTCCGTACACATATACTTCTTGCTTACCTTTCGTCTCTGTTCGTTTAACTACACGATTTAACCATGCTTGCTTGTGAATTAAATGTTCTTCATCTAACAACCTTAATTGAGCACCTTTCATCAGTAAGTTATATTGATTAAGAGTGAGTATATTTATTTCATAGATACTTGTGATACCTAGATACCTTGCACAATTTACTATTATTTCTTCGTATGTTTCTTTGGAGTTTTTAGAGTTTATGCTTCCTGTGGATTCTCTTCGTTCTGTTTCTTCAGATTTTCCCTGTTCTGTTTCAGAATTCTCTTTCCCGCATTACTTTCTTCTAGTGCTTTGATTACTTCATCGAATAAAGCTTCGATGTCTTCATGTTCATCAATAAAATTATCAATTTCAGTTTGTGTTGGTCTTTCTTTTTCTAAAAATGTTCCTGCATATAGAACATCAGATAGACTTGCCACATCTCCTCCTAGAATTTCTGGTATTTTCATACTTAATGACATACCAAGCTTAATTCCTTTAGCTTCTAGTGGATGGTTTTTATCTAATTCTCGTACAAAACCAACTCCAAATTTTACTTCTACTGTTTTATTTTCGTTTAATCTTAATTGCATATTATTTTCCTCCAAAAAAATAGCTAACCAGTATTCCTACCAGTTAGCTTTGTTTAATTATTCTTGTGTTGTATCAACAGTAGTGTCTTTAAACACATACTGAACTACTTTAGCTTGTTCATCAGTTAATGTTGCATAACCGTTCTGGCCTTCACCGTTAATTGAGAATTCAAGCTCTAGCTCTACACTATCTTCTGAGTTAGGATTAGTACTAAATTTAGTTACATACCCTTGATAGTAAGTAGCTTTATATTTATTAGCTTCATTTTTCTCAGCTTTATCGATTTCCCAAATTTCAATGATTTCACCTTTTAGTAATGCATCTTTTAATTCATCAATATGTTTATCACCTTTAGCGGCAATTGATTTAGCCGAAAAATCATACTCAACCGCACCTAAATTTTGGATATTTCCATCTTTAGTTTTTTGTGGATCAGAATCTCTACTAATCTCATTACTGTGTTCAGTTTGAAAAGCTAATTTAAAAGCTGCTTCTGTTTTAGCATTCTTTAATAATCGATATAAAAGGATTATATCTATACCTTTTTTAGCTTTATAAGTTTTTGTTGCTTCTGCCATTTTTATCTCCTTATCTTAAATTAAATTCTAATTCAATAACCGCCCTTTTAAGAGGCGTTACTGTTGTTCTATCGTCAAGTATTCTGATATTGCTTGAATTAATATTTAAACTCCACGAATACCCGTCTGTGTGTTCTATTCTCAAACATTTTTCTAATATAGAATTTGCCATAGTAGATACTTCTTTTCGTTTTGTTTGCAACCCCCACACAGATAGTGAGAGAGTAACATCTCCTTTTACATCTGTTTTATTAATAGCGTAACTAACAGATGTATCTTCCATTTCTACAAATGGATAAGGTACTTCATTCATCGGTTTATAATCGTAGACTTCATAACCTAAATTCTTACATATCTTGAATACTTCATCAAAAATACTTTGTTCTCTAGTTTTAATCATGTTAATTTTTTCAAGTCATTAACGAACTCTTTCTTAACCTTTTGGAAAGCAGGTTTAACGAATGGTTGTTTATCCATAAAACGTGTACCGTATTCAACGTACGGAGAGTATTTAGTAGTTGGTTTAACTCTTGCCATTAAACCACCTTTTTCATTTAGTAAATTGATACTTCTTCTAGTTTCACCAACAGAATATCCGGCTTTGAATACTGCTTTTTTTACCATTTCTTGTTGTAAACTTGCTCCATTTTTCTTCACAATTTCTTTGACTTTTCGCATTTGCTCGATATCTTTTAAATCAATCTTTAATTTTTTAATACCGTATATTTTAAGCCCCATCGCTATCATCCCTTTCAAGATAAAAAGCTTTACTAAGTTGTTTATCTGCCGTTGGTATATATCTCTTTCCACGATACTCAACAACATTAAACGGCTTATTATAAGCATTTTTTAAGAATATAACTTTTCTTTGCTTGTTATAATCTCCGAAAATCTGAACTGACTTACCAAGTCCTAAATCCATTGTGAAGCATGCAACGATATCTGAATAGAGTTCATTATAGACATGTTCTCCTTTTTCATAATCATACTCGTTTTTATCTACTTGTTTTAAAATTGCTCTTTCTGAATATCTCATTAGAAAATTAATAATTGACCTTTCTTTGATTTTTCTTTCTTGAAGTCTTCTCTTAACATTTCATCCCAGGGGGCGAACTCATTTAAGAAAGTCTCATAGTTAACAGAGTGACCTTCAACAGATTCAGACGTAGCACCTTCAGCACCACGTCTGTTAAATCTTTTAATAACACAATCTTCAATAATGAACCTGTATTTATTTTCAATTTCATCTTGTTTATAAGTGAATTTGAAATGGTCAATAACCTTATCAATAAGTCTGCATAGGATAGTATCTTGTAGAGTATCACGAATATCTAAATCTTCTTTAACGTTATCTAATACTAAATCTCTATCCATAAATTATCTCCTAAGGTTCGATATCTAACATATACACATCATCTAATCTTTCAAATGATGGTAAAGCAATCATAGATACTTTAGTTTGTACGTTGACAGGATCAACTAGTTTTTGAGTTGTGATAGCAATACCAGTATTTACGATTGATACCTCAACTCCAGCGATGTTCCCACCTAATAAATCAGATTCTTCTGGAGTAGTACCGAATACTGTTTTACCTAAAATAGCATTAGGAATGAATGATACATACCCTTCTGGATAGAATTTTTTAGCGACTCCATCATCATCTGTGAATGTATCATTTTTAATCTCAACTTTTACACCATGTGCATCTAAAAGATAATCAGTTAATTCAGAAGTTGTTACTGTTGCTCCTTTAGGTGCTAATGGTTTAACAATTTTAATAGTTGAGTCTGCTTTTTTAATTAAACTGAATGTTTTTTGAGTCATGATAAGAATTTCTGCTTTCTTACCTTGATTTTCCATAGCTTCAATTGCTTTTTCAATATCTGCTAGTGGAGTTGCCGCTGCATCAGTCCACGCTTTTGTAACAGTCCCTTTCATAGAGTCTTTAACTCCATAATCAAATTCTTGAGCTACTCCGTTATTGTTAAATGAGATTTTACCAGTTGCTAACACTTGCATTCTCATAGCTTCTAATCGTGCTAATGCACCGCTAAATAAGTGCGTTTGGTCATCAAAAATACCAGTAACCACACTATCAATAAGTGCTTGATTACCAGTAGCTTCAATCATATTTAATTGTTGTCTTTCTTCCTCTTTAACTACAATAGCTTCTTTGAAGAATGGCATTTGCTCTTCTGTTACGCTTAAGTTCATTCTTTCACGTAGTGGAGCTTTAGTATCGAACGCAGCAGGTTTTAAAGCTACTGCTTTACCACTTCCACCTTTTACAAATGCTAATTTAATTCCTAATTGTTTTCTAGCAGGGAATAATTTATCTCCTAAAGTAGTATCAACGTTCTCTTGTGAAGCGTTCCAATATCCACTTACATTTTCTGCTGTAATTGTATCATAAATTAATGCCATATTTTATAGTCCTCCTTATACACCTTTTACAAATTTGATTAAGTTTAATTTTGATTTTACGTTTGCATCAACAGTCCCACCGTTGCATTTGTCTTCACGTAAAGTACCTTTAAACACGCACGCTACTACTGAGTCTCCGTCAGTTAAATCAACATCATGTAATGCTACTCCGTCAACGTATTGTGCTGTTGCATCGTTAGTTAATTTCTTAACTTTTTTTGTTCTATCCTCAAAAATAGACTTACCATCACCAGCTAGTAATGTCCCAGCTTTTAATAATTTACGTCCATTTTCTGTTACTGTTCCTGTAGTTGCTTTATCTACTGTTACTGAAATAGCTTCAAAATCTAAGTTATGTAAGATTTCAGTTTTATTAAAAATTGTTGTTGTTTTCATCTCTTATCCTCCTAAAATGGTTTTTTGTAACTTACACCTTGTGCCAGTCTTGCTCCTAAATTCAACGGTTTTTCTGCTCCAGTAGCACCAACATTAGGTGTCGTTTGTCTAGCGGATTCTTTCACAGCATTATTAACTGCATCTTTAAATGCTTTTTCGAATACATTCACCGCTTTTAAAGCATCTTCTGCTGTCCCATGTAAAGCGAATGTCTCAGCTAATTCAGTAGGTAATCCTTTACTAACTAAGTCTTTCTGAACTTCCACAATTAGTTGAGAGTGTCTAAATTCAGCTACTTGTTTCTCAAATGCTGCTTTTTGGTCCTCAAAGTCTTTATCACGTTTTTGACTTTCACTTAATTTTGAATAGTCTTCACGTTTTTTTATTTCTTCTTCTACCCTTGAATTAAAACTAGCTTCATTTTTCGCTTGTTGATTTTTTAAAGCTGCTTGTACTGCTTTATTTACATAGCTATCTAATTCAGATTGAGTAGCAGGTGCTTTAAACTCAGGTTCAGTATTATTTGTTTCCGTTGTTCCTTCATCTGCAAAGTGTTGTAAGTTTAGTTTTAATAAAAATTGTTTGTTCATTGTTTCTCCTTATCCACGCTAGTCCTATTTCTTATTGATCAGTTGTGCACCACTTATCTTTAGAAATAAGCCACGCTAGTTTAATTTGACATAATAAAAAGACCTTTTAACGTCATGTCTAGGACGAAAATGGAAAAAAGGCTGTATTTTTCCATTTTGAAAGTATTTATTTAATTGAAAACGGAAAGTAAGCGATTTATTTCCATTTTGACATAATAAAAACACCTAACAAAAAATGTTAAGTGTTTAGTAGATAATTATTTAATTTATGATTTTTAATCAATTCAACATACCTTTTTGGTATTGTTTCTTTTAACATTTTTACAAATTCATCTAACTTTCTAGGTTTTAGGTTTTCTGTCGAATATTCTCTAAATATTGCCTTATAGATTCCTCTGTCAATTGTCTTATTAGCCATTTCTTTTTTTGTATAAGATTTATTTAATTTTATAACAGTTGGATAATACGGCGGATAATCTTTTAAGAATTCTTCAATTAACTTATCTTTGTTTTCTCCTTCAATAAGACGATAAAAGAAAACAGTATATCCAAATAATCTTATTTGTTCATCAGTCGCATCTTCTAATATTTTAGAATATGCATAACCTTTATATTTTTCTTTCAGCATTATTCCTCTACCTCCAATTTAATGACTCTAAGTTCTCTCCCAGTATCATCTATTTTTATTTCATCATTTAAAACTTTAAATTTTGTATTTGCTTTAATTAAAAATTCTTTCTCTTCGGGCATATCACTTAAATCAGATATATAAGCTCCTACATTTTGACCTTTCTTCACATCGATTTCATACAACACATCTCTACTTGACTGCCCGAAATCTTCTGTAACGTTTTTTAACGGAGTAGTACTCACAAATCCTTTTTCTATGATGGTATCTCCTTGCTCCAATTTACTTGGTAAATCTGAATAATGTTCTGCAAAACGTCTAAAAGTCTTAAATGATTTTTCTACTTTATATTGTGATAACTTATTACTTAACGATAATAACTCTTTATATTCATTATCATAAATTTCTTTATAGTAGTCTCTATCCTCTAAATAATCTCTTCCAAAACTATTTAAATATCTATCAACACCCATCCTTAACAATTTATTATAACGTTCATGATAAGACATAGTGTATTCCAGTATAGTATTTTTTTCTTTTTCACTTACTGACTCCATCCAATTTTTATGATTTTCTTGTTTCCTAAAGAAATCATCAATCTTATCTCCGTTATCAAATGTTATCGCTTTTTCTTCTTTAATTATATCACCTTTATCTTCTTCTTGTAAATTATTATCCAGTCCTCTAGCTTTACGATATTCTTCAATCTCTTTATCTAGTTTTTCGCTATCGTAGTAAGCTGCACTTGAACATTTACAAAATGGATGCATAGGATAGTAATTTACACCTACTTCTCTATCTTTAATCTTAAAATGTTGTCCATCAAGATGTTTGCAAATATCACACGCTGTTGGTTCAGAGATATACACATACTCCTCATATCCTGCTTGCTCCATGCTGTCTATTTGAACATCTCCTTGAACTCGTGCCGCTTCAGTTACTAACAGTCTTTTAGCTTCATGAACACCAACGTCAAATTGTTTTCCAAGTCTTCCTACTAATTCAGTTGAGTTCCCGCCTTGAATAATAGAACGTCTTAACATAACCTCAATAGTATTCATTAAAGCCTTTTGATTAGTCCACAATGTTTTACTGAAATTCCCGTATTTATAATCGCTATTCACAATAGCTTTAATACCTTCTTTACTGTATCTCAATTCAGTATCAAGTATTCCAGCTTGTCTAACATATTCAGTCTTACCTAACTTTTCTAAGTGATCGGTTATTTCTTTACTATTTTCTTCAGTTAAGTTTGTTAAGTGTAAGTTTATTTCCGCTTTTAACAACTCTAACCTATTAATTCTCATAGTAGCATTGTAAAGCTTCAATTCTGCATTAGCTTCTGGGCTAAAATCTTTGTTCTTAACATACTCTTTTGCTTTCTTCTGAAAGACTTTTACGTCGTGCTCAGATACTCTCTTTTGTGCTTCCTCTATAGAAATACCTGCAACCTTTGAATAACGCTCATAGAACACTTTAATTTGATGTTCTACATCTGCTAATGTAATAACAAAGTTCTTTTCAATCTGAGTCATTGTTTCTTTCTCATCTTTAATTTGATTGAGTTGGTTTGCTAATTCTCTTTTCTTCCAGTAATTAAACGATTGTTTCATCTACTATCACCTCTTCACCGTCGTGTAAGTAGCTTTCTATATCAATTTCACTAAGTCCTAAGTCTTTTAAGAATTTCCTTGCTAATGCTTCGCTATAGTCTCCAGCTTTGAATTTCTTAAGTATGCTAGATATTTTATAAAGTAGTTTTCCTTTATCAACATCATACCCAGTATTTTCTTCAGTAATTGCTGGAGTATCAAGTAGTTCTTGTTCTTTTTTCGGATCATCTACAATTCCAGTTAGTCTCATTGCTGTTTCATTAGTGACCATACCGCCTAACGATTTAAAAGCGTTGATAGTCTCTTCAAGTGCTTTAGGTAGATTAGGATTAAATGTGATTTTAAGTTTTGAAATATCAAAATCAGTAAGTTCTTTTACGTAATCACCGATATTAGCTATAAGTTGATATCTACGCTTCAAACTTTTTTCAAACAACGATTGAGTGTCTACTCTTGCTTGCTCCAGTCCAAACAGTTTATACTTCATAGCTTCACCGCTTTGAACACCACTAAAATTAGTGTCTGTCATATCTGGAGTGTTTGTATATTTGTGAATATCATTTACAATACGTTTTTTATACGACTCAACACCGTTCACATCGTACTGTTTATATAGGTATTTAGCATCTACTTTACCTTCAGTTCCGTTAATATCCACAGGTGGTTTTAACTGAAGTAATCTTGCACGTCTCATTTTACGCATGTACTCAATTTGCTTTTTGTTATCACCTAATACATCATCTGGGAAAGCCACTTGACCGAATATAGCAAGAATAGCATCAGAAGTATCTGTCATATAGTTTGCTGTGTCAGATTGAACTGCATCGTATGAGTCAATTAATGATAGCTCACTTTCGTAATCTCCCATACCTTCAGCCGTGTTGAGATATTCCGTGATAGGTACATCGTTAAACATATGAGGTTCTATTGCTAATTCAGTAATTACACCTTCTATCATTTGACACTTATAAATAACATCTTTAATATACACATCAATAAAATGTTTCTTGTTATCTGATAGCCCTACAGAATAGTATCTTACACCAGCTAACATTTTATCTTCTAAAGTATTATCATAAATCACAAACGTATTTAACGGATCTAGTCTCTTAACTTTTGTTACATCTTCCATTGAACGATAAACTAAGTCGTATGCTCTACCTACTTTTGATAAATCTAATACAAGCATTCTGTTTAAATCATGAAAACTGTTGACTTTAGCTATTTCTTTCAGTACTTCATCTGTTGAACTATTTTCTTCTCCATCTTCATATTCAACTTGAATAGGTTTACCAACTAAATATCCTTGCTTAAACACAGAAATACTCTTCCCAAAATTATGAATGATTCTAGTATCCGCCATATCTTGTTCGCTTCTTCTTTGTTGAATGCTAATAGTATGGTTATTACCTTCTGAATAGTCGTATAACTCTTGAATTCTAGGACGTTGTACGCTTTTGTGGTGCTCTAGAAATTCTCTTAAGACTTTATGTTCATTTTCAAATAGTTCTTCAACGTTATTAATTCTGTAACGCATTCTAGACTCTCTATGAAATCTAAGCGTTAAAGTTTTACTCTTACCTGTACTATCAACGAATGTTTCATTGTATGCCATTTATTATCCTTTCCCAAAACCAGCAACAAGTGTGCTGTATTGATTATCTTGTTTATTTTGTTGACCAATAATATTAATGTGAGGTATATATCCATATTGACTAGCATTGATAGTATGGTCATTTCTATCTTCTGGTTCGTCTTTGTCTTCTTTCCACGAATATATATTTAACTCTCTGATATGTTCTTCACAATGATTTAAAACTAAGTATTTTAAGTTCTTCATCCAACCACTTGAAATATTAATCCTATCTATGATTTTCACACGTTTATCAGCATTATAAAACTCATATATCAAGCCTTTTTGTTGCTTGTATTTTCTTAATTCCATTATCGTTGCTTGGTCAGCGTTATCTACATAGACTTTACGACAGAAGCCCCACTTATCTTTACAGTAATCTAAGAAATTATGTAATTTTACTGCAACGTCTGAAGGTGCTATCTTACTGTTGTTAAAGTCTTTATTATTATAAGTTTTCTCTTCAAGTGCTATCAGTTCACCGTCTGTTGTGATACCTTGAAAGATAAATGATATTGTATCTTCAGTTTTATCTGAATAAGATGTATCGACACCACAAGAATAACGGATAAATGTTTTAGTCCTTGCTATATCTTCGCTTATAACATTTAATTTTCTATCAAACATACTGAATACTAAACCTTCTGCACGTCCTCTTAAACCTTGAATTTTGTTCTTATAAAGCTTTGTACCAACCGCAACTGTATTTTTAATCTTTTCTTTCTTTTCTTCGGATAAACCATAATTATGATCAAAAGAAAAAAACCAGTAAGTCCAATTAGCTTGTGCTGGTTCAATTAACATTTCTCTTATTTCCTGCGGTGTATCGTATTCATATTTAGGCAATGCTCTAAACATGTTTATATACCTTGAATAGATAGGGAGTGTAGGGTCATCTGGGTTCATTGTACACATCCAGTAATCACATCGCATTGTTGCTTCTTGCACAAAATCAATATCAGCTGTATTTATTTCATCGATAAAACCACAACCAAATTGTGAACCTAACGCTTTTTCCCATTTATCCCTAGAAGAGTAACCTAAAATAAATATAATTTTCTCGCCGCTAGGAGTATCGTATTTGATATGCGGTATTTTATAATTAGCATCACCATTACCACGATATACTATGTATTCATTGAATATATCGGTAATTCCTAAATCAGATTGAATTATATTTTTTTCAGCATCTCCAACAGACTTTGCACTAATAAAATGTAATTTTTGTTTACTCTGTGCAACTTTTAACATGAATTTAACAACACCTACAGTCGTTTTTCCTGCTGCTGTTGTTCCTTCTAATGCTTCCGCTTCTGCTTTATGCTTTAAAAAATATTTATACTTCGGAGATAGCACAATGTTATTCATCGTCTTTTTCCTCTAGTTGAGTTAGGATGCTTTCAAGTTTGCTATTTGTTGTTACGTTCATTTCAATCTTTTCAGAGGTTAGTCCGTATCTTTTCGCTAACTCAACCGCAGCACTTTTCCTTGTTGTTGCATTAGGTTTAACCTCAATAATTTGTTGTGCTCCATTTCCTATTCCTAATGCATAAGGCTCTAATATTTCACCACGCATTACAGAAGTGAAAAATTGTAACACTTCATCTTGATCAGCAATTTTTTTTGAACTCAGTTCTGACAGTCTTTCATCTATATAGGATTTTATCTGAGGTTTTCTGAGGTTTTCTGCTCCAGTTTGATAAGCTGTTTTCTCTTTATATCCTGCTTTAATAGCTGCTTGAGTAGCATTTCCACTAATGATGTACTCATCAGCAAATTTTTGTTGTTTTAAAGTTAACTTTGCCAATTTTCCACCATCCTTTCTTGACAAATAAAAAAAGACAGTCGTTAAACTGTCTAGGGAGTTTTTATGATAGGCGATTTTAGGTAGAGATTAAATACTAATAACAAAAAATAAAAAGGTTAGGGTATCCACATCGTCGTCTTATAAAAAATCTAAATATTAACTATTTCTAGGAGTCCTCTACCTAAAATCTTATAATACCATTATAAGGCTTTTCCTACCGCCATTCAATAGACTTTCTCCGCCAATTACCGCCAATT